TAACAGTGAGTAGTATTCTTAAGCGTATTAACGAGATGTACACCATAGGAAGAAACAAATGATAGACCCGCAAGGCGATGAGCTTCTAGGAGACATTCATAATTACTGCGTAGACTTAAAGAACAGAGAGATATACCTACATGGGTATATAGCCAACTGTGACGAAGATCCCGGAGTGGATTACAGGATGGCGTCTTCTTTTATCAAGAACATCAGGTCTTTGGACTCGGTTAGTAACGACCCGATAATAATACACATGAATAGCCCCGGCGGTAACTGGAGCGATGGGATGTCTATATATGACGCGATAAGAGTTTGCCGGTCTCATATAACCATTATCGCCTATGGTCAGGCAGAGTCAATGAGCAGTATAATGCTACAAGCTGCTGACATAAGAATAATGATGCCAAACGCATACTTCATGTCTCACTTTGGAGCTAGCGGAAACGAAGGAAGTTACTTAGACACACAAAACTGGTCAAAATTTGAAGAAAAGATATTAGATATAATGCTTGATATATATACCGAGTCTTGCGTTGACGGAAAGTACTTTGCTGAAAACCTAAAAGAAGTCACAAAGCAAAAGGTAAAGTCTTTTCTAAAAAGAAAACTTAAAGATGGCGACTGGTACTTAACTAGCAACGAGGCTGTATATTATGGCTTTGCAGACGCCGTCATCTCAACTAAAAAATACAGAACAATTAATAGCCTAAAATGAAAAAACTCAAGCAGATAAAAGAGGCTTGGCTTGGATTAGATATTTCTGACGAAGAACTATTTAACCCAATGGCGATACTAGATCCAAACGGCGAAGACTACCATCTTAAGCTGTCTTGGTTGATGGTCAGGCCCGAATACTTTTCATTCCTATGTAAGCAAGTATTCAACATACAGATACTTCCCTCTCAAGCTCTTATGCTTCATGAGATGTGGAACAGAAAATTTCCAATGCTGATAGCCAGCCGTGGCTTTGGTAAGTCTTTCATTCTGTCTCTCTATGCGATGATGAGAGCCCTGCTACTTCCAAACAGAAAGGTCGTTATTGTCGGTGCTGCTTTTAGGCAGTCTAAGGTTCTCTTTGAGTACATGGAAACCATATGGTACAATTCTCCAATTCTCAGGGATATATGTGACGGCAACAGTGGTCCACGAAGAGACGTAGACCGCTGCGTCATGAGAATAAACGACAGTAGGGTTACATGCCTACCCTTAGGAGATGGTCAGAAGATTCGTGGTCAACGAGCCAATGATATTATTAGTGATGAATTTGCATCCATCCCTAGAGACATATTTGAAACTGTTGTTGCTGGTTTTGCTGCCGTAAGCGCAGACCCCATAGAAAACGTAAAAAGAATAGCGTCAAAGAAGAAGGCTGAGGAGCTAGGAGTATCTCTAGAGATCGAACAGGAGTCAGTGTCTAGCAGTAAAGATAATCAAATAATTCTATCCGGAACGGCCTATTACGACTTCAATCATTTTTCAACATACTGGAAAAAGTGGAAGTCTATAATAAAAAGCCGGGGACAGATAGGGAAGCTAAGAGAAGTGTTTGGTGGCGAAGATCCACCAAAAGATTTTGACTGGAGAGAATACTCTGTGATTCGCATACCCTACGAGCTTCTACCAGAAGGCTTTATGGACGCCTCACAGGTCGCCAGATCGAAAGCGACGGTGCATGCGGGAATATACCAGATGGAGTTCGGAGCGTGCTTTACACGCGATTCTCAGGGGTTCTTCAAGAGGTCTTTAATAGAGTCTTGTGTAGCTTCAGAGCAAGAGCCAATAAAGACATTTGGAGGTGATAGCATATCGTTTAGTGCTTCCATAATGGGTAGTCACGATAAGCGGTATATATTCGGGGTCGATCCGGCTTCTGAGGTTGATAATTTTAGCATTGTCGTTTTAGAGGTTAATCCCGATCACAGAAGAATAGTTCACTGCTGGACAACCACAAGGTCTGACCATAGAGAGAAAGTCAAAAAGGGTTACTCCCAAGAGACGGACTTCTACGCTTACTGTGCCAAAAAAATAAGAGACCTGATGAAAATATACCCCTGTCTCCACATTGCCATGGATGCTCAAGGTGGCGGCATAGCGGTTATGGAGTCTCTTCACGACAAAGACAAAGTCCGCGAGGGCGAGCACCCAATATGGCCAGTAATAGACGAGGATAAAGAAAAAGATACTGACGACGAAAAAGGTCTTCACATATTAGAGATGTGCCAGTTCGCAAATTACGATTGGCTTTCTGAGTCAAATCACGGAATGAGAAAAGATTTTGAGGACAAGGTTTTGCTGTTTCCTCATTTCGACGCGGTGAGCATAGGAATATCAAATGCTGAGGACGGTTTAAAGGGCAGGGTCTTTGACACCCTAGAGGAGTGTGTCCTAGACATAGAAGAGCTAAAGGACGAACTCTCCATGATACAAATCACGCAGACGGCTACTGGCCGGGATAGATGGGATACGCCAGAAGTAATAGTCGCTGCTGGCAAGAAAAGCAAAATGAGAAAAGACAGGTACTCCGCCTTACTCATGGCTAACATGTCTGCCAGATGTTTAGCGAGAATGCCGACACCTCAACAGTACAACTTCTACGGAGGCTTTGCCACGATTCCCGAAGCAGAACGAGGTAAAAGAAAAGAGGACTATTTTTCAGGACCCAACTGGTTTACTGAGAACATGAAGGATATTTATTAAATCGTGTATAATAATTTATCATTCCAACTACATTCCAACTGTACAAAAAGAGAGTAAAAAATGAGCAATGATAAAGACTTCATAACTTGGGACGAATCTGACCCGTCTAGTAGAGAACGTGCATTTGGTAGTTATTCAGAATCTGTTGATTCCTATGCGGGTGTAAATAAGAGTCAGGGGTCTAATTACAGAAACTTTACAGACATTGAGCCCAACAGGTCTGTTCGCCCCGGGTTTAGAACGAGTGACTATCACGCGTTTCGTCCCGACGAGGCTATACCACACAGGCAGAAGAAAATCATTAAGATGTGCATGGACGCATATGATAAAGTTGGGATAATTAGAAATGTTATTGACCTCATGGGCGACTTTGGTAGTCAGGGAATAAGCCTTGTTCACGAAAACAAGAGCGCCGAATCATTTTTCAAGCAATGGTTTAAGAAAATTGACGGTAAAGAAAGATCAGAGAGATTCCTGAATAATCTTTACAGGTGTGGGAATGTCGTTGTTTACAAAAGCAACGCAACCATGACAAACGAGCTCGTAAAATATATGAGAGCTGTTGGTAGTGATATCAAGGTAGAAGTTCCAAACATGGCTAAGAATGTAATTCCTTGGAGGTACAACTTTTTCAACCCAGCTACGGTAGAAGCAAAAGACGGAAACCTTAGTCTTTTCCTTGGTAGGAAAAATTTTAACATCTCATCCAACGCCTTCTTTGACAATTTCAAGGATGGCACTATACCGTCTCAGATCCTAGAGACGCTGCCCCCAAACATAAAGAGCATGATAAAGCGCGGGGATAGAAAAATACCCCTAGACCCCGAAAGATTGTCTGTTGTGTATTACAAAAAAGACGACTGGAAGCAATGGGCAAACCCCATGATATATGCTATTCTCGACGATATTGTTATGCTTGAGAAAATGCGACTTGCTGACCTTTCTGCGTTAGACGGTGCTATATCCAACATAAGACTATGGACGCTTGGTGACCTAGAGCACAAAATATTGCCTAACAAGGCCGCTATCAACAAGCTCCGTGACATACTAGCAAGTAATGTTGGTGGTGGAACAATGGAACTTGTATGGGGCCCAGAGCTTAGCTACACTGAGTCCAACAGTCAGGTCTACAAGTTTTTAGGTTCCGAAAAATACACCTCTGTCCTTAACAGTATCTACGCCGGACTTGGCGTCCCCCCCACACTTACTGGCATGGCTGGTGGCGGTGGAGGATTTACTAATAATTTCATATCCCTTAAAACCCTTGTTGAGAGACTTCAGTATGGAAGAGATCTATTAACAAAGTTCTGGCAAAAAGAGATAGAGACTGTAAGAAAAGCAATGGGCTTCAGAAAGCCTGCTCAAGTACACTTTGACCAAATGAGCTTGTCAGACGATTCCGCAGAGAAAAACTTGCTCATACAGCTTGCGGATAGAGACATAATTAGCAATGAGACTATCCTTGAGAGGTTTAAAGAAATGCCATCCGTTGAGAAGATTAGACTTAAAAGAGAGCTCAAGCAGCGCGACGCCGGTAATTCTCCAGACAAGGCAAGTCCATACCACAATCCTCAACACGAAAACGACCTTGAAAAGATTGGCTTGCAGTCAGGAAAACTAAACCCAACAGACGTTGGTCTTGAAAGCACTGTCCCAGACGATATCTTAATGCCAAAGCCCGCACCACCTGCTGGACCCCCACAAAAAGAGAAAAAGGGTAGTGACCCAAAGGGAGGAAGACCACTCATGAAGAAAGACGAAGGCCCAAGGAAAAAGAGGGTAGAAAAACCAAAATCGAAACCGGGTGTGGCAGAGACTCTCATTTGGTTGGAAACCGCTTGGTCTGAAGTGTCAAGCGTCGTTAACACAGCCTTCCTTGGTTCTAAAAATAAGAAAAACCTAAGGCAGCTCACTAAGTCTGACGTTTCAGATCTTGAGAACCTAAAGCTTTCTGTTTTGACCAACATTGGTTTGTTTTCAGACGTGAACGAAGACTCAATCTACCAGACTATACTGAGTGGTCAGAATACCCCAGCTGAGTTCCAGCAGGCCCTTGCCAGTAAAAACATAAGCACAACCAATCTAAGCATTGACGATTACAGAAAACACGTTCTGGGGTCCTACCTTGAATTTCTACTGTCATAAACGTTGGTTTTTACGAAATTTTCAGAATTATGTGTATAACTTCTCTAGAGGCAAGACATATGAAAATCTATGATAAAGAAAAAAAAGATGGGATCGCAGATCTGGTTAAAACCCAGTCTTCGATTGCCTATTATTCCCCCGCTTCAGTTCTCGAACCAGAGGACGTTTTAGGAGGGGTAAGCAAGACAAGTCCAGAAGTAGAAAAGCTGCTCGCCAAGAGTAACCCAGACCAGATAGACTTATACTACCTTGAGTCTGTTTTAGTCTCTACTGGCTGGAACAAAAACGACGACGTTTTCCTGACTAAATCCACTTGGAACGCAAGAAACACGCCTGAAGATAAGCAGTTTAACTTCATGCACGATGAAAACGACATCATAGGCCATATTACAGGGAGTTATATCGCAGATAATGAAGGAAACATTATCGAAACCGATGTGGCGCCCAATCAATTTGATATAATTACCCAAGCGGTTCTCTACAATAGCTGGACAGATCCAGAAAACAGAGAGCGTATGGAAAAAATCATATCAGAAATTGAAAATGGAGATTGGTTTGTTTCGATGGAGTGTCTTTTTTCAGACTTTGATTATGCCCTAGTTGATTCTGTGGGCAAAAATCAGCTGTTAGAAAGAGATGGCGCTTCAGCGTTTCTGACTAAGCATTTACGTGCTTATGGAGGAGAGGGAGAGTACGAAGGATATAAGATAGGTCGAGCCTTGAAAAATATCTCTTTTACGGGAAAAGGCTTGGTTTCTAACCCAGCTAACCCAAGAAGTGTTATTTTAAATTCCACCAAGGCTTTCGACATTACAGAAGAAGATAAACTCACTATATTTTCAGGAGAAATAACTATGTCAAATGACAATGTAAGTATTTTGGAGCAGCAGGTCATAGACCTCAAAAATGGCCTCCAAGATGCACAAGCTGAAAACGAGGGCATGAGGAAAGATATCGAAGCAGCAAAAGATAAAGAATTTGCAGCAACGGTTGAAACCTTTGAAGTAGACCTCGGTTTAAAAGACGAAAGCCTAGCCGTTCTTCAAGAGGAAGTTAAAGCTTCCAAAGATCGTGTTATCGAGCTCGAAGACGCACTAGCAAAGAAAGACGAAGATCTGTCAGAAGCAGTTTCTAAGATTGAGGCCCAAGAGGCTGAAGCTAAGCTGTCTGCTCGTAGAGCTGCTCTCGTTGATACTGGCGCTGAAGAGGGAACTGTAGAGGAAACTCTTGCAGCTTTCGCCGAAGCAACAGACGACATGTTTGATCAAGTCGTAGCGCTAATGACGCAAAAAGCTGAATGGCCACCAAACAAGGATAAAGACAAAAAGAAGAAGGACGAAGATAAAGATAAAGACAAGGACAAAGACAAAGAAGCTAAAGCTTCTGAGAAAGTTGAAGAAGCTGAAGAAACTGAAGCCTCTGAAGAAACTTTTGAAAATGTAGAGTCTTCTGAAGCAACTCTCGTTGAGGCTTCTAATGAAGAAGATGAACTGGAATCCACAAGAGCTAATGTAGCTCAGTGGCTTGCAGATAATGTCCTGTCATCCAAGTAAACCTATAGGAGAAAAAAAATGGCTCTTAAAGCAGATAGATATGAAGTTCAGACTGATATCAGTTTCTTTTGCAATGAAGCAACTGGTCGTGGCGGAATAGTTTGTCACGATTCCACAGCTGGATCAGGCGCGGCGATGGACCAAGGTGTCAACTTAGTTGTAACCAAGAGTACCATCGCAAACACAGACACTCCTTTGGGTATCCTCCTTAATGATGTCGCGGATAAAGACTTAACCAGAACTCATCTTAACCAACATAAAGATGAAGTAGCAAAGGGCGGTAAAGTTACCGTTCTGCGTAAGGGTTATGTCGTTACTAACAATTTGGCTGGTCGGGTTCCCACCGTCGGGGATCATGCTTACGCTGGAGATGCTGGTAAAATTATGGCTTCTGCCAGTGGCGAAGTACCGGGTTCTGGAGCGCTCTATGTTGGGCGATTCCTTTCGACGAAGGATTCAGACGGCTATGCAAAAGTCGAAGTCAACCTTCCAGCTAACTAACCAATAACATTAAGGAGAAAACAATAATGTCATATAATAACAGACCTAGTGACGAATTTATTGCCTTGCTAAAGAAATCTGGCGATGGCGATATGAACACTGCTCAGGCTGCACAGCGAGAATTCGCTAAGGCCCTAGAATTACCTCTCCGTAAAGGTGTTTTGGCTGGAGACGTGTTGGGTAATATTTTTGAAACGATGACAGTCGAACCGGGAGCCTCTACTGAGTATCCTCTCGACTTACTTTCCCCGGGTATGGAAGGCGAACACGTAGCCTATACCAATCCCGGTCATGGTAGAGTCCCAGAACGTAGCGTCGAAGGCGATTACGTAATGATTCCTACTTATAGCATTACGTCCTCAATTGACTATCTCTTGCGATATGCTCGTGAAGCTCGATGGGATATTGTGGGTCGTGCTATGCAGGTTTTGGAAGCTGGCTTTACCAAAAAGATGAACGACGACGGATGGCACACCATCCTCGCCGCTGGCGTAGACAGAAACATTCTTGTCTATGATGGCGATGCTACACGAGGCATGTTCAGCAAGCGTTTGGTTTCCTTGATGCAAACCGTGATGCGCCGCAATGCGGGTGGCAACACTGGTTCTTCAAATAGAGGACGCCTAAGCGATCTTTATGTCAGTCCAGAAGCTCTGGAAGACGTAAGAAACTGGGGACTAGATCAGATCGACGAAGTAACACGTCGTGAAATCTACACCGCGAGTGAAGGTGGAGCACCTATCACACGCATCTTTGGTGTTAATCTCCACGACTTGGACGAGCTTGGAGAAGGTCAGGAATACCAGAGCTTCTTCAGTGTAGACCTCGCTGGCGCTCTTCAGGGCTCCGATGACGAACTGGTTGTTGGTATTGACCAATCTGCCAACGACAGTTTCGTGATGCCTATTAAGCAAAGCCTCGAAATCTTTGAAGATCCTACTCTTCATAGACAACAGAGAGCTGGCTTTTACGGCTTTATGGAGCTTGGTTTTGGCGTTCTAGATAACAGAAGATTACTTCTGGGCTCATTCTAAGAATAGTCTTAACCACTCGTGTTTAAAAGGCCACCTCCATATACGGGGGTGGCTCTTTTTTTATGTGTATATATTCTATAGGAAGAATTACATTCCGCGAGGATTCAAAACATAGGAGATAATAATGGCCGCACTTTCAGATTATTTAGAATCTGGCTTACTAAACCATGTTTTTAGGGGCTCCACATTTACTAAGCCTACTAATATATCAATCGCGCTGACTAGCGGAGTACCGCTAGACTCACAGACTGGAGAAAACATACCTGAGATACCAAGTGGTATAAACAGTTCAGGAACTGGATACTCTAGAGTGAATATAGGCGTGCCGTCAAACGAAGA